GCTTAGGCAAGTTCTCGGTGTGCATTTCTGCGACTCCTTCTTCAAAACCTTGCTTGTTAGTGAGACTCGGATTGTGAATGACCTTGAAGCCACCCTCCAAATCGTCCACCAAATACAGGGTCACAAGACCCTGTGCGACAAGTGCTTTTCGTGCTTCACCGTCGAGGCTCGCAAGCAAGTCCTTGTATTTGTTGTAAAAGACCTTGCCCCAATCTTTGTATCGGGGTGCGCTGATGAACATTCCTTCAAGCATACTGCAACCGCTTCGGGCCAACTTAGCCTTTTCACTTCGCAATTCAGCCGCCGCCATTCGCAGGCACTTCGTTCCAATTTCTTCTGCGCCGAGGCCGGAAGCCTCCAACGCAGGGGCGTTCGTCTTCAAGACTCGCTCATGTCGGGTTTCAAGTTCCCCGACTGAACAGCCTACATTCTTCGCTACTCTTTCGTACATTTGTGTCGTTACCATCTTGCTCACTTTCCTTGTGTAATTTGTCCTAACTCTCCATGTCCATATAAACCC